CGGCCCCGTGTCGCATGCCAAGAACATTGTGTCAAACACCATGTTTGGCCTGTACCAAATCCCCGAGCGCATGGTCGCTGCCATGTACGGCAACGTGCTGCCAACAGGCGTGCGCAGCTGGAAGTCTTTGGTGCCAGGCTCTGAGGCCGAGAAGGTCGGCATGGACGAAGCGCTCACCATGGTGCAGTCGCTGCGCAATGGCATTGTTGAGGGCATGCAGCTGGCCAGCGCTGCCTGGAAGAACAACGCCCCCAGCGACTTGATGACCAAGATCGAGATGCAGCGTGGCGGTTATGAACCCACAATCAGCTCTGGCGCGTTTGGCATCGAGCAAGACAAGTGGCTGGCCAAGGCGCTCGACTTCTACGGCACAGCTGTGACCATTCCTGGTCGCGCACTGATGACCGAAGATGAGTTCTTCAAGGGTGTGCTGTACCGCATGGAGCTCAACACCCAGATCACCCGCCGTGGCAAGACCGTCTACCGCGAAGGCGTCGAGGCTGGCCTGTCTGAGACAGACGCCATGGCCAAGGCATCGCTTGAGATCGAGGGCTTATTCCAGAACCCACCGCGTGATCTGGATGAATCAGCCATGCTGTTTGCGCAGAAGGGCACGTTCACTGCCGAGCTGCCCCCTGCATTGAAGAACCTGCAACAGGTGTTCAACCACCCAGCGCTCAAAGTGATTGTGCCGTTCTTCAAGACACCGGCCAACATTGGCCTGCAGGTGATCGAGCGCACACCGTTTGCACCGCTGTCTTCGCAGTGGCGTGAAGAGCTGGCCAAGGGCGGCATCTACCGCGACATGGCCCTGGCCAAGGTCACACTTGGATCAGCAGTCCTGGCCACCTACGCTGCTCTGTCTGCAGAGGGTCACATCACTGGCCGTGGCCCAGAGCGCAAGGCAGACCGCGAGGCTCTCATGCGTGACGGCTGGATGCCCTACTCCATCAAGGTTGGCGACACTTACTACAGCTACCAGGGCATGGAACCAGTCTCCGCGCTGATGGCCATCGCTGCCGACTATGCCGAGTATGCCAAGCACGAACCAGACGCCAGCAAAGTGGAAGAGGTTTTCCTGGGCGCAACATACGGCCTGTACGAATACCTCAAAGAGCAGCCCTATCTGCAGGGCATTGCTGACGTTGCCAAGCTGATTGGCACCAACCAGCAAGGCGCTGTTGACGGCAAGAAGATTGTCGATGGCCTGGTCAAACAGTTTGGCGGCTTTGTCATTGGCGGCTCACCAGCTGGCGTTTACAGCTCCCTGGTCGCTGGTATCTCACGCTTGTCTGACCCAACCAGGAAGGACACACGCGCCGATCCCGAGCTACCCATGGGTGTGCGCGGGTTTGTCGAGGCGTTCAACAAATACAAGTCACGCCTGCCCTACTTCAACTCCGATCTGCCCGAGGCATTGAACCTGTGGGGTGACCCGGTGCTGACATCGCGTGGCAACCCCATGGAGCTGGTGCTGCCGACCCGCGTCAGCCCTGCTCAGTTCAGCCTGGTTGACGACGCCCTGGTGCGCATTGGCTCACCCGTTGGCATGCCTGACAAAAAGGTTGACGGTGTCGAAATGACGGCAGAGCAGTACAACCGCCTGCTGACAATCTACGGCAAAGAGCTGCCATCCAAGCAAGGCATCATGGATGTCATGATGTCCCCAGGGTTTACCCTGCTGTCATTGGATGACCAGCAAAAGACCGTGCAGTCGGTTCACAGCAAATACATGCAAGCAGCTCAAAGCCAACTCAAGCAAGAAGACCCTGCGCTGCAGGCGCGGATTGCTGAGCTGCAAGAGCTGCGCAAGGCCAATGGCCTCTACTACAAACCTTAGAAAAACCGTACAATTTCCATTAGGAAGGATTGAATCATGGGCGTCCCAATCTCCAACGTAACACGTCGAGTGGTGTATTCGGCCAGTGGCACTGGCCCGTATGCGTTCACCTTTGAAATCCTGGCGAACACTGACATCGCTGTCTACAAAGATGACGTGCTCTTGACGCTGACCACCGACTACTCGGTGACCATTGCAGCCAACGGCACCGGCTCAATCACCCTGGTGGCCGCGCCTACTGGCGCCACACAGATTGCCATTGTCGGCAACCGCACCATTCAGCGCACCACAGACTTCGTGACTGGTGGCGACTTCTTTGCCAACACCGTCAACGACGAGATGGATCAGCAGACCATCTTTGCGCAGCAGAATGCCGAAGGTTTGCAGCGTGCATTGAGCGCACCGCAGACTGACCCGACCTCCATCAACATGACGCTACCACGCGCTGCCTTGCGTGCCAACAAAGCGCTGGGCTTTGATGCCAATGGCAACCCAGCCATCGCTGACACCCTGGGCACCAACCGTGGCAACTGGTCTGCAAGCACGTTGTACTACGTCCGAGACATTGTCAAAGACACAACCAACAACAACATCTGGCAATGTCTTGTTCAGCACACATCATCTGGTGCGCAGCCTATCAGTACCAACGCTGACGTTGCCAAGTGGTCTTTGCTGGTTGACGCAGCTGCTGCCGCGACAAGCGCAACCAATGCAGCCGCATCTGCGTCAGCTGCTGCCACCAGTGCATCAAACGCTTCTACGTCTGCAACCGCCGCGTCTGGCTCAGCCAGTACAGCAAGCACCCAGGCAAGCAACGCTTCGACCTCTGCCAGCAATGCTGCAAGTTCTGCCAGCGCTGCGTCTAGTTCTGCCAGCACGGCCAGCACGGCAGCCACCAACGCTGGCAACAGTGCGACAGCTGCAGCAACAAGTGCGACAAGCGCAAGCAACAGCGCCAGCTCTGCCAGCACATCGGCCAGCAACGCAAGCAGTTCAGCATCAGCGGCCAGCACGTCGGCATCCAATGCCAGCACATCTGCGACCAACGCGGCCAACTCCGCAACGGCGGCATCAGGCAGCGCGTCAACAGCCAGCACGCAGGCAACAAACGCAGCAAACTCAGCAACTTCTGCAGCCGGTAGTGCAACAAGCGCAGCATCAGCACAGACGGCCGCCGAAGCTGCACGCGATGCAACACTAGCTGCATACGACAGCTTTGATGACAGATACCTTGGCGCAAAAACAAGCGACCCAAGTGTTGACAATGACGGCAACGCATTGGTCGCTGGGGCTTTGTATTTCAACAGCGTTGATGGCGCAATGAAGTTGTACACAGGCAGCGCATGGGTTGCTGCTTATGTGTCTGGATCTGGCTACCTGGCTTCAGCAAACAATCTGTCTGACCTGGCCAGCGCTTCAACAGCACGCACAAACTTGGGTTTGGCAATTGGCACAAACGTCCAGGCTTGGGATGCTGACCTAGACACCTGGGCTGGTAAGACTGCACCAAGCGGGACTGCGGTCGGAACGACAGACTCTCAAACCCTGACAAACAAAACATTTACTGGTTACACAGAAACTGTTTATGCCTTGTCTGGTACTGGAATTGACCCTGCTAACGGCACAATCCAGACTAAGACATTAAGTGGTAACACTACATTTACAGAATCATTGGCTGATGGACAATCTGTTGTCTTGATGGTTAACCCATCTACTTACACAGTTACATGGCCTACCATGACATGGATTAACACAACTGGTTCTGGTTCTGCACCAACACTTGAGGCATCATCTATGAATGTGGTTGTGATGTGGCAAGCTGGTAGTACTGTTTATGGCAACTGGGCAGGGAGTGCTTAATGTTTCTGGCTAACAAATTGAATAAGGGCGGTAGTCTTTCATCGCCTGACGCACAATTTAATTACGTCACCATGCTATTACATGGTGATGGGACTAATGGCGCACAGAACAATACGTTTTTAGACAGTGGCCCAAACACTTTAAGCATCACCCGCAACGGCAATACAACCCAAGGTTCTTTCTCTCCTTATGGGTCTAATTGGTCTAATTACTTTGATGGTACTGGTGACTATTTAACTGTTCCTGATAATTCTGCTTGGGCGTTTGGCTCAGGAAACTTTACTTTAGAGGCTTGGGTTTACAGAACTGTTA